CAAAACACTCTAAGTAATCAGAGCTACCATTCATATCAATTATAGCATTTAATGATAAACTTGAAGTTCCTATTTGTGAATTTACTGGGTCAAAATAAGTATTTCTATATGTAGAACCATTTTTATCTATATCTAAAATTATGTCAGCAGTATCGCCATTTTGTAATCTTATTCCAAAATAAACATAATATTTACCAGCAACATTTGGTGTAAATCTATAATTTGTTGCGTTGTCGTAACAACCATCGGTGTCAAAAACTTCTGTATCAAATTGTATTTTAGTGTAAACATTATCGGTTAAATCTTGGTTTGAACTTAAATAGGCTTCAAAAGCTGGATAGTTTTGACCTGAGATAATTCCACTTGGCATGGTGATTGTGCCACTGCCATCAGACGTCATGATGTCATTGCCGTTGAAGTCCTGGTATTTATCTACTTTTAATATTCCTGCCATTTTATGATCCTATCCTATATGCACCGAAGTATGTTGATTTAGTAGCGGTGCTAAAACTTGGTGTGCTGCTATCTACATTAATTCTACCAAAAACTTCCACATAATCTGTAGTTCCATTAAAATCAACTATATTTGAACCACCTACATCTATACCTCTTTCTGAAGAAACAGGGTTGTCTCTAACCTCTAAATATTCAACACCATTTTTATAAAGATATACAGAAACATCATTAATTACATTTGCATTGGCTTCACAAGCAATAGCAAAATAAACAAAATATTTACCAGCAGTTGTTGGAGTAAATCTATAATTAGTAGAATTATCATAACAGTTATCCGTATCTAGAATTTCTGTGTCAATTTGTGCTTTTGTAGTTGTATTATCAGTAACAGTTTGGCTTGATGATAGATAAGCATGAAAAGCTGGATAGTTTTGACCTGATAATCCGCCACTAGCAACGGTTAATGTAGCACCTGTAGGGACACTAATCGTCTCGCCCGATTGACCAATAGTCAGGGTTCCAGAGCCTGTGATTGTTTCTATATTTGTTGTTTTAATTGTTCCCATTATGCTCCTAACCTGTATGCAGTAAAAAAAGTTTGTTTAGAACCAGCATTGAATTCAACAGAAGTTCCTGTAGAATTAATACTTCCAAATAATTCAATATAATCAGTTGAACCATTCATATATACTACAGCAGTAGTCATACATGGAAATCTTCTAAATATAGCAGAAGAAGAAAAATTATGGTTAGTATAATAACTGCCATTTTTATGAATAGCAGCAGTACATTGATTAGAATCATTAGTTCCTGATTCGCCACTTATACAACCAGTAACAAAATAATGGCCAGCAACTGTTGGAGTAAATCTGTAATTAGTAGAATTATCATAACAATTATCAGTATCAAATAATTCAGAATCAATTTGTGCTTTTGTAAGTGTATTATTTGAAACTGATTGTGATACACTTAAATTTGCGTAAAAAGCTGGATAGTTTTGACCTGTTATACCACTAAATTTTGCACCTGATGCTGTTGTAATAGTTTCACCACTCGCACCTAAAGTAATGGTACCAGAACCTTGTGAAGATTGATGTTTAATATTGTCTACAAATAAATCACTCATTATACTACCGTTAATGTTCCATTAACAACGACTGTACCTGTAAAGGCCGCTGGCCCACAGACCATCATGTTATCACTAGCGTCAACTGTAATATCAGATGATATCGTTGCTTTGTTTTCATATCCACCATTGATGGATTTAATCATACCAAATTCAATTGAGTTTGCACCTGCTGTAGTTTCACCAACAGATTTACCTTGGAATACTACATAAATGTTATTGGTTCCCGATGCAGGGGCAGATGTAAAACTTAAAGTTTGTCCCGAAACAGTGTACGCGGAAAACGGATCTTGTCTCACGTTTCCGATAAAGACTTCAATCTCTGCAGCTAAAGTTACGGTTTGAGCTAATGTAAAATTAGTAGTCGTTCCATCTCCAGAAAACTGTTCGGAGTTCATCGTGATTAGATTTGTTTTTGGTGAGTTTCCTAAATATGCCATCTAATCCTCCTATGAACTAATTGTATCTACGGCTCCGACAACGCAATCAATAGATGATGCTGTGTCAGAAACTACATAAAGTTGATCTCCTGATTGAAGCACAATTTTAGATCCGCCATCAATCAATTCTAACGAACCTCCTGAAATAATCGGAACTGATTTGATTAAGTAATAATCTAACGTTGAGTTTTTTATATAGACATCTACATTAACTGTTGTTGAAACAATATTAGCTAATCGAATTGAAATTAAACAATCAAATGAATCTACTGCACCACCAAGTACATCAACATCAGAGGTTCCGATTTGTTGGTTTAAATATCTTCTAAAGTTTTGTGCCATAATTCTCCTATAACGCTATTGCCATTGCAACCGCAAATCCTTCACTTGCTGCTCCAACAGGGTTTCCATCCGCATCCAAATAAACTGATTTACCTGCAGGTTGAGTACAAAATACATCTTTAGTACCTGCTGTAAAGTTTACCGCGCTATCTGAATTAGAACTCGATAAAATGGTATCTCTAGACAAAGTATCTGTTGCAGCATCAGTAACTGTTCCAAGTCCTACTTCCCACTCGCCTGTTCCAGAATGAACTATTGCGTAGTAAGTAGTATTACCTGTTCCGATACCAGAGACAAACCCTTCGAAATCTTGTACAGCACCACCGAGATCTAGCGTACCAGTCCCTGTAGTGGTGCTTGTCTCTTTAACTCTGTCATTGAGCACAAGCGCCATTTAATCTCCTTAACTAATTCTTAATATTGCAGCAGATGTTGTAAATGCAGGGAACTGAATAGTAAATGTACCAGCTGTTGCTGTTTTATCTCCACCAAAATCTAATACTGCAACTGCATCAGTAGTACCTGTACCACCATCAGTTGTTGTATTATAAATTAAAGCTCCTCTTGCTGTTAATGTAACACCTGTAAATGATAAATCAGCAAAATCTGTAATTGCAACACCAGATGAAACTTTTACTCCTTGGTTAACGAGTGCTTTACCACCTGCTGTGTAACCAGATGAAGCCACTTCGTTTGAAGTAGTGTAATTTTCAGTTGATGCACCTAAAGTTGCAACTGAAGTGTACATTGCTAGTTTATACGTATCTGATGCAGCATCAAAATCATGTTTTCCTTGTAGTAATTCTTTTTTGAATGAATTACAAATTGCGTTTGTTGTTATAGCCATTTTAATCTCCTTTAACTGTTTGGTGATGGTGACGAAACTTTAATTCTTGGTACGCCATCATCGAATTCTGCTCTTCTTCGTCTACCCATTTGTTGAATAGCAAAAGCTTGTATTTCTTCATTATACTTTGTTTTATAAAGATTGTACATATCTAAGGGTCCTTTTAAATAAGAAAACGCCTCTGTTAAAACTCCGTGTAATAACATAGATTCTTGATATTGTGATAAATAGGTAGCAGTGCTGCTATCAAAATGAGGGGGTGTTACGATATAATTTAATTGTACCCCATATGCAATGTCTGGAGTAGGTGCAACAACAATAGTTGCATCATCCCAATTCGCATAATATTTAGGTTTACCTGTAGCACCTGTGCTATTGTATTCTGATATAAAACTTGTATCTCTTTTTTCCATGAATTCTCTATCACTAGTAATTGTTGCATCAGCAAATACTTGAAGGGATCTAATAATTAAAAAATCTGCAGGAGTTACTAAGTATCTTTTATTAGCTGTAAATGAAGAGGTAGCGTATTTTCTAGTGTCATCATAATCAACTTGTCCTGCAATATCTAATTCTGTATTTCTAATAAATTGATCAATTAAGGTATCAGATAATACATTACTATCTACTTCTGTGTAGTTTCTTACCTGGGTTAAAAAATCTGAATATGATATAGCCATTATGTAATACTCACGGTTACGGATTTAACTTCAATAGATAACTGTCTTCTTCTATTTTGTAAAGAAGGATCCGCAGGTTTCATTGCAGAAGTTCCTTGATTATCAAAAGCAAAATCTCCAGGAAGTGTTAAATTAGCAACACCAACAGATGCTCCACCAGAATCAGCTTGTACACCATCTCTATTTGTCGGTTGTTGAAATCTTTGTGGCCTTGTATTTTGTAATGCAATTGCATCAGCTACAGTTCTTCTACGTCTTATTTGTGGATGTTTAGGTTCAAACTCAGAGTAATGAACTAAAGAGCCATTCCACTCTTTGACCATTTCATTATACGGAAATGCCATACCAGATCTATCAGATATAGCTAATGCACTTTTACCCGTAGCAAATTTTGGCATACTTAAACTCCATTAGGATAAAAAGATTGTGGAGTAATAAATGTCGATGCTCTTTGACCATCTTCATCTAACGCTCTTTTCAATTCATCCTCATAAATTAATTTATTTTGTTGTACTAATTGAGGTGCTTTTTTCATAGCTATGTAATAAGCTAATCCCGCACACATGCATGGTAAAAATCTATATGCAACATCTGCATCATTGGTGTAAGAACCTGCATCTTCAATTCTTTTAATTACATAAAATTTAAGTGTATTATAAGTATTTAAATCTGGCGCTTGGTATAAATATATTTTAGGTGTAGTTTGTCTATCCACATAATATTGTGAAGGTTGTCCAGTTGCTAATTTATTTGGTAATGCAGCATATGCAGATCTATCAATTTTAGTTATTGAAACATCCTGTGTATTTGCATCATCTGATGCTGCTGCAGTTGATGATACATATGCTTCAAGCACATCATTAACGTCTGAATCAACTGTATATTCTGCTTGCCCTGCAACTAAAGGTATTTCGTTTAATTCTGTTTTCCAAAGATGAATACCTCTGTTACCCCACTCAGCAAACAATAAATCTAGACTTCTTCTTGCCGAACGTAAATCATAACCAGAAGCGGTTGATAGACCACATCTTTCAAAACCTTCATCAATTATTTCATCAATATTCAGGTTAAAACTTGTCGTTCCTGATGTAGCCATTTAAATGTTCTCCTTTTTAGCGGCCGCTTTGAGAGTGTAAAGCTTCTCCTTTTTGCGGTTGTACAACTTATTTGATTGTACCACTTTTAAACTAAATTTTGAAGACCTTAGGTTTTTTGCTATTGGGTTTCTTTTTGACTTGTAATCTTTTCTTTTTTTCACCTCTAGCGCCTCTTAACTTGCCTTCTATTTGTTGTGGTATTTGTGATCGTCCTATTGGCATTATACTAAATCAGTAGCCTTTCCTATGATTGGTTTATATTTAGTTTTACCATCTTCTTTAAAAGCTCGCAAGAATTGTTTTCTACCTTTTTCAGGGACATAGGATACATGACACCATCCACTATTTGGTTCTCCTGGAACATAGAACTCTAAAATCATTTGATCATAATCTAGGTTTTTATAAATCCAATCACAAACTTCTGCGTTGTCTTTATTTGGACATTCAAAATCAACGGCTTCAGCTTTACAGTGCTGGCTATCAATTGAACTTCCTATTTTTAGACATAAATCTGGACTACGATAGCCGCTAGTCACCATTACAGGTCCGAAATGGTCACGTACGGGTTGAAGTATATTTTCACACAATAATTTTAATTTTTCTATTTGATTTGCATTTGGATTATTATCAATATTTAATCTGATCGCTGTATC